TAGGCCTTTTTCTCCTAGTGTTACTGAAGAAGAATCAAATAATTATTTTTATATTGAAAATACAATATCGCCATATATGTTATATGTATTCAATACTAAACAGGACTTACCAAGTGTTTCTTCTGTGAATAAACTAAGTAGAGTGCATACAGTTAGTAAAAAACAAAACAAACATTACCATGACTTACTAAGCAAAAATGACGGGATGTTATTAAATACAAGTCTAAATTTTCCTGGTCATGTTGTCGTAGAAAATTTATATGATCTTAAATGGATGATGGAAAGGTCTCCTTTAAAATATGCTTGGCTGCCTGACATTGGTAAATTAATTAAAAAAATATGAGCACCTATAAAGTAGAAAGAAGTTTTAACAAAAGTGTCCCAAGCTGGCAAAGTATTTTAGAAAACTATAATTGGTCTTTGGTTAACGATAAATTTACTAAACACGTTAGTCCAGGTTTTTTTGTATCTTTAGATGCACATCTTATGGATGAAGTAAAAGAATCTTTAAAAAAATTAAATTGTAAAACAGCACACCTTTATATTAACACTTGTCTTGGACCAACATACGGCAAACATAAAGACGACATAGATGTTTATTTTTGGCAAGTACAAGGAATAGCAGAATGGATAGTAGGTAAAGATCGAATAATTTTATCTCCAGGCGATTTAATAACAGTGAAAAAAAATGTATACCATGAAGTAATTCCAAAAACTCCAAGAGCTGGTATATCAATGAGTGAAGTATGATGCACAGATTTGACCCTTTTGACCAAAGTTTTTATGAGTATGAATTAGAAATTTCAGAACAAGAAATAGCACAAGTAGAAACTATGCTTAAATCAATTAATAAAACAAATAACTTTACAATGAAGACCACTTTTGATTCCATTAATGTTTTGAGTTTACCTTTGTTAAAAAATTTAAGAGAACAAATTATAAAAATTTTAGATGGCCACAACTTATTGTTAGATAATAATTGGGCACAACTATATAATGAAGATGAAAGCCATCCCTTACACAGTCATGGACTTGAGGGTAAATCAGGAATTTTATATTTAAAAAGTAATGCAACTCAGGAAACTATTTTTTACAGTCCTGCGTTTGATCCTTATGTTCATTCTTTTAAAAAAAATCATTTGTTGTTATACCCATCACATATACCTCATGAAGTTAAATCTTTAAAAACAAATGAAAGTAGGCTAATAATAGCTTTTAATACTAGAAAAACCAAAAAATGAAAATAGAGAATGCCATTATTTCATATAACAAAATTCTTTCAGAAAAGTTTTGTACTAAGTGTATAGAATATGCTGATAAAGTATGCACAGAAAGACTTTCTACACTTGATAATAATAAAGAATACAGAAGAGTTTTTGGAAAACATTTAAGTAAAAAAACTATTTCTGAACGAATATATTTTAAATTAGTATATGATGAGGTATTTAGTTTTTACCAACAATATAAAATTGTTTTTCCACAAGTAGCAGCAACAAAATTAACTCAAGTTGATTTTTTAAAATATGCACCTGGTGGACAATATCTTTTTCATACAGATGATATGAATTCTAGTCCTAGAGCTTTAAGTATTATTATGAATTTAAATGAAGATTACGAAGGTGGTGATGTAGTTTTTGGTAATCAAAACTTACAAGAAATAAAAAGAGTGCAATTAAAGAGAGGAAGCTTATTAGCCTTTCCATCAAATTTTTTGTATCCACATATGATAGAACCAATAACTAAAGGAATAAGGTATAGTATTGTAGCATGGCTGTCATAAGAAAAGATTTTAGATTTAAAGTAATAAAAAACTTTTTTACACCTGATGAGTTGAAACTATTGCAGCAATATTGTTTAGATGCTATTGAAGAACCTAACCAAATAGCCAACACTAAAGATCAAGAACATTATTGTCCTGTATTTTATGATGACAAATTAATGAATACAGTGCTGAACTATAAAAGAAAAATTGTTGAGAAAGCATCTGGTTTAAAATTATTCAAAACATATTCTTATTGGAGATATTATGGATTTGGATCTGAATTAGAAAACCACATAGATAGACCTGCTTGTGAGATAAGCGTAACCGCATGCATAAACAAAACAGATAATTGGCCCTTAATAATAAAAGGTAAAAAAGTTGAATTAGATATAGGTGATGCTTTATTATATTTAGGGGTTGAAGACACACACAGTAGACCTGATATTTTTAGGGGAGATGGTATGGCCCAAGTATTTTTGCATTACGTTGACGCTAATGGTCCTTTTGCACATCACATAGATGACAATTTTTCTAATCTTACACGTAGAAAACACTCAGAAGAAGACCTTGACTATATTATCAATGTTCTTAAAATAAAGGATTACCCAAATGTCAAATGAGAAAACAATAACAATGAAACATCACATCGGTATTTGTGATAATTTTATTCTAAAACAAGACTGTAGAGCGGTTATCGATTATTATAATGAGCAAGTAAATTTTGGTAGAGCTTATCAAAGATTACAATCTGAAAAGGCTTCACTAGATGAAAAACAAGATACCTCTGTAAACGTGAACGGATGGGTAGAAGATTTTAAAGTGCTATTTGTTAATTTTGATATCGCTCTAAAAAGATACATTGATAACACCGCTTTAGATAAATACTATAGCAATTTTCGATATGTTCCTTTTAAAATTCAAAAAACTTTACCAGGAGAAGGCTATCACATTTGGCACATTGAGCATGGAGCTAGGAAAGATAATGCTAATAGAGTTATTGTATATTCACTATATTTAAATGATGTAGAAGAGGGAGGAGAGACTGAATTTTTGCATCAATCAGTAAGAGTCAAACCAAAAACTGGTAGGCTTGTTTTTTGGCCTGCAGGTTATCCATTTGTTCATCGTGGCAATCCACCTTTAAAAGGTGAAAAATACATTATGACTGGATGGATGAATTGTGAATAATTAATAAGAAGAATAAGAAGAAGGTCTTGCGCCTAATCTAGCAGTTTTTTCTTCAGCTGTTTCATCCTCAACATTGTCTGCATCCCAATCTTCTTGTAAGGCAGTTAAATGAGCTGCATCCCACTTAGATACAAATTGAGATCTAAAATCTCCTAAGCCTGCAGCAGTCCAAGACGAATGTGGTGTGTTATCTCTGTGTTCAACGCTATCATTATAATCATGATTATCGTCAACATATTGAATAGCCCAAACATTTGACCACTTAGCATCACTCCAAAAAGCATCATCTTCTATAACATATCCAATAGAATGACCCTGTGGATTTTTTACAGATTGGTTTATTATTGCTTTGTCTTCAAATACTACTGTCCAATGTGAATTTGTTGCCATGTTTTCTCCTACGTCTTAATAATATAAATTATTGTTAAATATGGTTGAAGCACTGATCCTGAGACTGCATCACCACTAAAGTTTGCACTCATGTTATGTGAGTGTCCACTACCAGATCCTGCACTTCCTGTACTCGCTGGGCTAAAATATGGTGGTGGTCTACCACTAGGTCCAGGTCCAGGTGAGTTAGTTTGTGCGTTACCACCTCCTGGGTGTGAGTGTGAAGCAAGTTGTGATGTCGACAAAGTTGCATTGGCAGTCGATCCACCAACGTTACCTGTAGCTGTAATTGATACGTTAGCTGCTCCGCCAGTAGAAGCTAAAGCTTTATTGTTTGATTTTCCAACCGCAACGTTATCTTGAAGATCAGGTAAACCAAATGTTGAAGATCCATCTCCTGATCCGTAAGTTGTACCTATGATTGCAAACAATGCAGAGTAAGTAGATCTTGAAACGTCTGCACCATTACACTCTAAAAAACCTGTTGGCACTGAAGAAGAAGACCATGGCACAATAGTTGCTGTAGGAATTCCCTCGATACCTGTAAGGTTTGCTCCAGTAAAATCGTATCTTGTTTGCTCGTAATTTGACATATTATTTCTCCATGTAAGTCCAACCAACGTTTGAACCAGAATAAACTAATCCAAAACCTGCACCCTCAGTGTTAACAACTAAATC